TCTGTATCCCGAAAGGGGTTGTTGATGTTATGTGCCAGCATAATTGATACAACACTTAATCTGAATCTTATTGGCCAATAAGATGATGTGAGAGTAGAACGATTATATCCTATCCTGTTACTGTGCAGTCGATTACAGTATGGCAAAGTCAATGAAGTGGAATTTCTCCCACGTGTGCTAACTACCTCGAAAGGGTAGGTCATTGATGTTAAAACCGAGTAGTGCTAGGTTTTATTTTTATTAAATTAAAAGCCCGTCTTGTTGTGTGCACAATAATAGGACAAGCGAACTAACCATTCGTGATGGCAGACCAGTGTTCTAAGCTTGGTAAGCAAAGGTAACCCACGACTGAGACACATTATGCTAAACGTAACCTGCGAAATATCAGGGAGGCCCTTAACAGAGGGAGCAGTAAACGGAAAGTCTGTAATTCCTATCAGTAGATGTTGGTAGGTGCACGTATAAGTGAGCGTGTATTCTTATTCAGGGCATCCACATAGTCCTGATGTATTCTATTGTAACCAAAACCATATCATAATGAAATCATTTTTTATTAATTGCATTTTCATAGCATATTCTGCAACTATTTTGCAAGCACAGAATATCTCTTTGATTCAAGCAGATTCTCCAACTATTTTCAATTATGAAAATGATAGTCTAATAGGTACTATATTCTATGCAGATACATTTGCATATGTATTTAGCCAATTAGATGGTCAAATATATATGTGGAGAAAAGACTCTAAGTATTTCTTTAGAAAGGATGACCAAGGGTACCCAATAAATATAGGAGAAGCGATAAGATTTAATAATACTGCAAAACTAACCTATCAATGACAAGAGAAGAAGCCGCAGACATGGACACATTATATGCTATTGCACCTGGATTAACATGTCAGTGCGATGACGTACATATATGCCAACAATGTTGGGAAGAACAAATGCAAGAAAAAAAAGAAAAAGAATTAAACGACTTTAAACATTTAAAAATAGAAGATTATGGGACTTGATGCTTATCTTTACAAATACAAAGGAAAGAACAGAAAAGAAGTAGACTTTGAACACAGTGGAGGAGAAGAAGAGATTTACTACTGGCGTAAACATCCCAATCTTGAAGCTTTTATGTCGGATCTTTACTTTAACAAAGGTGGCAAAGGAGCCAAATCCTTTGGTAACATAGATTCTTTTAACTGCTGCAAAGTAGAATTAAAAGAACAAGATATAAATACTCTACAAGAGTTGATTATATCTGATAAATTACCTCAAGGGGGAGGATTCTTTCATGGTGGTAATGCAGATGAACATTATAAAGAAGAAACTCTTGAAGCGTTGAAAGACGCTATGAATGCCATTGAAGAAGGTGATAGAGTATATTATACTTCTTGGTGGTAAAAAATAATTCATCTGAGAACAGCAGATAGTAACTAGGTTCCTACCGTAAGTTATAGCTTTGCCAAAGAGCGTTGTCTGTTGTTCTGTGTAAAGTAGCCAAGGGTGTGACCACCTAAAGAAGATTTAAGGGCAGTATCTTCGCTTTACATCCACCGTGGCAGGTGGCAGATGATAATTTATTGAGAGAGTTCAGACTATAAGTGGGGGTTCGAATCCCGCACGATGCAGGTTGCTGAGTTGAAGAACTCTCTCATCTTATTTAAACAGGTCAAACCTACGACCTTGTGATTAGCGAAAAATGCTTCAACTATAGAGAGCTCCTGATTAAATTCAGCTACACTATAGCCTATGCATTGGGAGAACTAAGTAATCACTAAAAGAAGATAAAGGAAATAATCAACGATGTATTAATGTTAGTCACAAGTGTTGCATTTAATATAGAATATGGGAGGAGGCACTTCCTATAACTTTATCCAGTGTACCCTTGAATTCAATAGTAGAGCTTAGTTACCACATATATGCGAGCAGTGGATGCTATTGAGAATGCCATTTGAGAGGGAGCTTGAGTGCCTACATGGTGCAATAATAGTTAGCTAAGGCGAGAATACACTGAGGAGTTGGCAGCTAGACCATTGAAAGATGGTGCTAAAACAAAAACCGATTAAAATGAAAAAAGAAGCAACGGTACATCACATACCTACAGATAAGCCAGAAGAATGGTGGAAACACCTCTACATCACAACAGATGATGAGATAAAAGAGGGTGATTGGTGTTTGTTCTTTTGGGACGGAATGAAAGACGGAGAATTAGGACAAGTAGGCAGTGAACCACAACAGTATTTTCCATCCAAAGGACACACACTTAATCGTAATCTAAGAAAAATCATTGCAGCAACTGATCCTGAGTTGGTTATTAGAACAACCATACCAGCAGGAGAAGATTATGTTGAAAGCACTTTGCGAACTTACGTTCCTCAAATACCACAATCATTCATCGAATCTTACTGTAAAAATCCAGTTGATAAGGTGATGGTTGAGTATGAAGTATTTGGATATACAGCAAGTAATACGCGTATTTCAATGGATAATACAAACATTGAGATACCCAACTCAGGGTATGATAAAAGAACTTACAAGCTCAAACTAACCTCAAACAACGAAATCATCATTCATCCTATTGAGGAGAAGATGTATACGAAGGAGGAGGTAGAGCAGCTTTGTAGAAAAGCTTATGAAGATGGATTTTATGAAGGAGGTCTTAAAGATAGTCCTTGTAAAGATCCTATCTTTTGGATCAAAGAAAACCTATAAGCAAAACAGGTGAACCTAAGACCTGTATGTAAACGGTCACATATAGTAGGCTATTGCCTGTATGATTTTATCTTGTAAATACTAATCAATAATTATATATAAGATGGAAACTGGAATCTTTTTAATTACAATGACATTAATGCTTTGCTTGCCTTGGATAATTGCAATAGGTGTTGCTATAAGCAATAAATTAGAAACACGCAATGGCTTACTTGAAGAACAAAATGAAATACTTAGGAATAAGTAATTTTTATTGTTTGTCAGTATTGCTATGGTTAGTGCGGATTAATAACAACAAAATTAGATTGAAATGAGCAACTACACAGAAGAAGCAAAACAGATATACAACAAAGTTTGCGATAAGTATAAACACCATTGGTTAGACACCACGGTTTCACAAACTATGGCTATGGAAATGATAACCGAAGCATTAAGTATAGCTATTGACAAGACCGTTGAGGAAAGGGCTGAAGAAGAATACCCGTTAATAGCTGCTGAAGGTTTTGGCGGTGCAAATGCAATTATAATGAGACAACGAGAAGCCTACATCAAAGGAGCAACGGATAACCAAAAACAAATAAGATGAAAACAGTAGGACAATTACTTAAACACAACTTTAAGAAAGGCCCATTATCCTTTTATGATTCCAATGGCAATGAACGCTATTGGGAAGATTCAAAAGGATATTGGCATAAAAAGGAATATGATTACAACAACAATAGAATCTATTATGAGGACTCAAATGGACATATTCAAGATAACAGACCAAAACAATTAACCAAAACAAATAAAATGAAAACAAAACGATTATTTAATTTAAATTGTCAATTTACTGGCACATTTCAATTGCTGCCTAATATTATGGGAGTAAAGAATGAGGGTATTTTTATTGTATTACCTTTTTACGGAACAATTATTATATCATAATGAGGAAAATTATAAATTATCTATTTCCGCCTGCGTTAATATATAAAATTGTGTTACCAACAGGCGTAGTGTGTATGCACTATAAAAATAGATTTACACATAGTATAACTATTAAAGTGTCTAAACATGATAGATCATAATAAAGATAATTTAGAAGAAGCTCTTGGAGTAAGAGATACTTTTAAAGAGGAAGTAAAAGAAAGTATATTTAATTATCTTAAGATAAATAAAGGATTAAATGGTAAAAAGTCTCATTTAATAGAATATGTTAAGACTGATTTAAATATACAGGATGCAAATGAAATGTTTTTATTAGGCGGCTACATTAAAGAATTTGAAATGATAGTAGATATGAAAGAGAAAGTAGCTGATATAATGGCAGAGAAAGCAGCAGTCCGTATAGAATTTAAAGAACAAGAATTTGAAAAATATATAAATGAAGAAACAGATGACTTCTAATATAAACCTTAAAGATATTGAAAAGCTACGTAAACGATTAAAAGAATTAGAAGAACTAAAAGATACTTCTAATAAACTTATTGAAATAGCTGAGTATGTATTGGACAAAGAATGTCCTTTTGAATTTGTTATTAATATGAAGATAAAGAAAGAAGTAGAAGATACTACATCTTCTTCTCCTTATATAAGTAACTCTTCAGGGATGGGCAATCCATTGGATTTTGAAAGCCCACAAGACTTTTTAGAAAATCTTTATAAACTAAATGAAGATATTAATAATAAAGAAAAAATTCAATATAAAAATGTAAGTTTATCTTTAAATAATATCTCAAATAAAGCTTTTTTATCTATTCTTGAAAAGATAATAATAGATGTGAAAAATTCAATTAATAATAAATATAATAAACTAAACTTAAATGAGTGATCTAAACTTAATTTTACTAATTGTAGGTGTAATATCAACATTATTTATTTTAACTGCAATCTTACGTGAAATATTACATAATGAACGTAATGAATCACAACAGTCTAAAGAAGCTTTAGGAGAGCTAGAAAGTATTGGATTAGATGCTTTTGCATACGATACAGAGTTAAATATATGCTCTAAACGTACACGAGATGTATTAATGGGATTAAACATTGATTCTCCTCGTAAATTAGCAACACTTACTACAGATAAACTCTTAGCAGTTAAAGGATGTGGTCCTAAAACTGTTAAAGAGATAAAAGTTCTGGCAGAAGGATTTGATATCTTTATTTATTAACCTATAATCTCCCAGTGGCGATAAGGCATTACTAGCATACCTACGGTCACTCAAGTCCCTGCATAACTCAAAACTGGGAGATTTAATATTTTTAATATGATAACATATAAAGAATTTCAAATAAAAGTAATGGCAGATGTATTTAAGAAACAAGAGAAAGATACATTTGAACCAGCCTTATACATGTTAACCAAAAACAATAGATGTAAAATAGGGCCAATTCCTGCAGAAATGTTTGAGGATAAAGAAGTTGTAAAAGATACATGTATAAAAATGAATAGAATTGCAGGTTCTATTTATTGCTGCTTTGTAAGTGAATGTAATTTTACTAAAATAGATAAAGAAGAATGCGATTCAATGGGAATTGATTTTGAAAAACTAGGCTCTGAAGGTTTAACTAACAAAGAAGCGCATATGATTAGAAAATTAGCTACAGAAGGGTTAGTTTTTAATTTTGATTCTATAAACGATTCTTATACAGTAAATGTATTTAAAAAAGTAAATAATACTTATATGCCAATGCATGAATTGAATGAAGAAAATGGATTTCAAGAAGATGCTGTAGATAGTATTTTTTCAAACCTTTTAAGTAAATGATTTATTTTGTAGGTCCTGATAGTGCTGTACCATACAGAAACTGTCAAACATGTAAAATAGAAGACGTAGCTCGATACTGTTCTAGTAAGCAATATCTTGGTGTAGACACTGAAACTGAAGGATTAGATTTTCTAATTAAGAAAATGATTATGTTTCAAATAGGTGACAAAGAACATCAATTTGTTATTGACACTAGAGCAGTATCAATTGAGCCTTTACGTGCTGTGCTTGAAAATCCTGATATTATTAAGATTCTTCACAATTCTAAGTTTGATTATAAAATGATTAAACGATGGGGAAGTGTAGAATTAGAGGGTATATGGGATACTATGCTTGCTGAGCAAGTAATTCATTGTGGTAAACAGAATCCTGGATATTCATTAAAAGCTTTATGCAAAAGGTATCTAGATATTACACTGGATAAAGAAACTCGTAATAAGTTTATTGGATTGGAAGGCAAACCATTTGATGAAACTCAAATAGTTTATGGTGCTAAAGATGTTGAATATTTAATTGACTTAATAAAGCTTCAAGAAGATATTATAACTACTAAAGATCTTACTGAAACTATAAATCTTGAGAATAAAGCTGCCCTTGCATTTGCAGACATTGAATATAATGGTATTCCAATTAACCAAGCTAAATGGAAAGAAATATCTAAAGATTCTGGAGAGCAAGCAGTAGCATTAGAACAAGAACTTGATAATGAAATACTTACTAATCCTAAGTTAAAAGGGTTTATGAGTAAATATATTCAAGGAGATCTGTTTACCCCTGAAGAAGACTTAAGAAAGATAGATGTTAAGTGGTCTAGCCCAATGCAGGTGTTAGCAGTACTTAAAACATTTGTACCTACACTTGAGAATGTAAATGGTAAAGAGCTTTATAAGTATAGATATAAATACCCTCTAATAGGTAAATATATTGACTATAAAGAAAAAATGAAGCTTGCCACTAGTTATGGTGATGGGTTTTTAGATAATGTACGTATTGATGGTGCTATCCACACTTCATTTAATCAGATTGTAGCCACAGGTCGCGTAGCAAGTAACACTCCTAACATGCAGCAGATACCTGCTGATAATAAGTTTAGGAATTGCTTTGCTCCAAGTGATGAAGACTATGTATTTGTCTCAGCAGATTATAGCTCGCAAGAGCTGTGTATCATAGCTGAAGGGTCAAAAGACCCTGTATGGCAAGATGTTCTAGAAAAAGGACAGGATTTGCATAGTGTCTGTGCCGATTTGGTTTATGGAGATGAGTGGTTAACAAGTGCAGAGGACGGTTGTGCTTATCTTTCTAATAAAGAAAAGTGCGACTGTCCAAAGCACAAAAAGCTAAGGACAAATGTAAAGACCATTAATTTTGGCCTTGCATATGGCATGGGACCGCATAAATTATCTTGGACTCTTAATATTACACAAACTGAGGCAACCGAGTTAATTGACAAATATTTTGAAGCGTTTCCTTCTATTGGTAAATTCTTAGAGTCTTTAGGTAAATATGGCACAAGTCATGGTTATATCAAAACTTATGCTCCTATTAGGCGCATACGACATTTTGATAATTGGTCTCCACATCTTGCAAATGATATGGATGGTGTTGCCTTTAAACTATTAGGCAGTATAGAACGTGCTTCTAAAAATACTCCTATCCAGGGTACAGGTGCCGACATGACCAAACTGGCTATGGTTTATATTCGTGACTATATCAAGTCTAATGATATACCTGTTAAAATGGTTATGACTGTTCATGACCAAATTGATACGTTATGCCATAAAGACTATGCGGATGAATGGCGAATAAAAATGTCAGAACTCATGGAAGCTGCAGCTACTGTGATATTACCATCAGGACTACTAAAAGCTGAGGCTAATATTAGTACTCAATGGGAAAAATAATTATATTTACAAATCCTTAAATCTTATGGGACACATGAAAGTGATTCACTCACTCAGAGATTCTTTGAATCTGAGTGAGGACGAACTGTTGTATTTTGAAAAAGTAGTGAAAGATGCTATTGATTCTGGACAACAAGAAATTTATTATAAAAACGAAAAATTAGATACTAATTATGCTAAATATTTAATGCAATATTACAGTAACAATGCAGACAGAACTCAATTTAAACGACCAAAAGGACAATGAACAGAGAGACCATCTAAATGCTTGGGCTAAAAGCGGTTACAAAGGCACCTCTATTGCTGCTACTGGTCTAGGTAAAACTAGAATGGGAGTACTTGCTATATCACATAGCATTAAAGATGGTGGTAAAGCTCTTGTTATTGTTCCTACAGAAAATCTAAGAGATAATGAATGGCAAAATGAATTTGAAAAATGGGGACATAATAATTTATTACCTCATATAGAGTTCTTGTGCATTCAGTCTGCATATAAATTAGAAAAACATCATTGGGATATTGTAGTTGTGGATGAAGTCCACACTACACTATCTTATGAGTACAGAAAATTCTATGATAATAACACCTGGGATAAAATATACTGCCTTACTGCTACTCCCCCTGAAAATGAAAGTCATTTAGAGATATTAAAGTCTTTTGCACCTATTGTCAAAAAGACTGATCTTAAAAAGGCTAACAATTTAGGGTTAATTGCAGATCATAAAGTATATAACATAGGAGTAAGCTTTACACCTATGGAGGCTCTGGAATATAATAGAATAGATGTTATCTATAAACAAGCAGTAGATAATTTAGGAGGGCCATTTGATGCGTTTAAAAATGCTGCTAAATGGAAGACTTCTAAAAATAGAGACAAAGCAAAATGGGCCAATATATTTTATATGGCCATGCAGAAAAGAAAGAACCTTTGTTATAATGCTGCAGCCAAAATATCATTGTCTAAAGATATTCTAAGTAAATTTTCAGATAGAAAAGCACTTGTATTCAGTGAATCTATTCAGTTTGCTGAAAGACTGCAAGAAATATTAGGAGATGAATGTATTACATTTCATAGTAAACTCAATAAAAAAGCCAGAACACTAGCTTTAGAAGAGTTTGCAGATGAGAGTAATTCTAAAAGAGTAATAAGTTCTGTTAAAGCTTTAAATGCAGGATTTAATGTACCTGATTGTTCTTTAGGAATATGTACAGCAGGTAGCTCAAAAGCTTTGGATAATATTCAAAGAAAGGGCAGAACTCTAAGAGTTCAAGAAGGTAAAAATTCCATATACATTAATCTTTATGTTAAAGGAAGCCAAGAAGTAAAATGGGTTCGTAAAAGGACAGCAAAAGATCATAATGTAAAGTGGATTGATAGTATTAACCAAATAATTATTTAAAATGAAGAGATAAAATGATAGCTTTCGGAAAAACTTTTATGGATGTATTGGTAGAGGCCAATATGTCTTTAACTCAATATTTTATATTGTATTGTTATGTGTATGACAAAGAAGAACTATTAAAAATACACACTAAAACTTTTGGCCCTTTTAAAGATGATGATTATTTTTTATTAAGAGACCAGAAATATATTACGCTTTATGACGATAAATGGATACCAACTGATGATGGTGAGACTTTTATCAAAAATCTTGTAGACAGTTATGCAGACCAAAAAGCTGATAATCCTTTTCTAGGCGAACAGGATCTATCAGGATTATCTGATGATGTTTACAAGAAAGAGTTTGAGCAGTTTCTAAATACTTATCCTACTAAGGTTATTCGTTCTAATGGTAGAACTGATTTCCTAAAAGAAGGTACAAAGGAAATAAGAAAACTATATCTTAAATTCATTCAAGACAAACAAACTACTGCACAAGAATTACAATTAGCAATTAATTATTATGTAAAAACTTATTCAGATAATGGTAATATGTCTTACATGAAAACCTTAAAGAATTGGCTAGGCCAAGAAATTTGGAAAGATGTACTTAAGTATCAAGAAAACCTTAAAGCCACTGGGCAAGATAAAACTGTAGACTATGGGGGAAAAATCGAATGATAAGGGCTTAGAGTATAATCATATACAGAAAGCCAGTGCAGATGCTCTGCAGTATATGGATCTAAGAAGAAAAGGTAAGATTCGTTCATTGAAAACCTGTTGGAAGAAACTTAATTCTAAGCTAACAGGTGGATTTGAATGGAGAACCATAACTACTATTGCTGGTATGTCTGGCTCTGGTAAATCTTCTATGGCCAATCAGCTTGAGACCAGTCTTTTTGATGAAAACAAGTATGAGACTTTTTCAGTATTGTCTTTTAATTTCGAGATGGTAGCGTTTAAGCAAGTAGGCAGGAAAATATCTTCTAAAATGGATAAAACTGTCACAGAATTATATTCTGGTAATTCTAAATTATCAGATGAAGATTTCAAAAAAGCTGAAACGCATGTAAATTCTGATATTAAAACCTATGATGTCTATTATGTAGATGTCCCTGGCTCAGTAGAAGAAATCTACAATACTATTTTGAAGTTCCATGAAGAACAGAAAAAGATAAAAGGCCCATATTATGGTACAGTAATATTTCTAGACCATACTCTATTGACTAGAGGTGCTCAAGGAGCATCAGAGCGTGAGATATTAGCACGATTATATAAGATGTTTATGTTGCTAAAGAAGAAAATAAAATGTATCTTTATAGCACTAAGCCAACTAAATCGTGAAATAGAAAAGTCAGAAAGACTTACTAATCCTATGCAGAATTATCCTATGAAAAAGGATATATTCGGTAGCGATTCTGTCTTTCATGGCTCTGACTATGTAATCATCAGTCACAAACCTTTTATGCTCAATTTGCAAACTTATGGTCCCCCTAAACTTCCTATTCTAAACCCATTAGATAATACGCAAGCTATGATCTATTGGCATATAATTAAAAATAGGGATGGTGAGAGTGGTCTAGTTCTCAGTATGTTAGATAACTTAAAGCATAATAAAATCGAAGAGTATCAACAAATAATAAATCCTTAAATGAGCCAAGAAATTTTAATTATAGGCGAGTCTGGTAGTGGTAAATCCACTAGCCTTGAAACACTGGACCCAAAATCTACCTTTCTTATCAATGTTGCAAAGAAACCAATGCCTTTTAGAGGATGGAAAAAGAATTATTCTCTTCTTACAAAAGAAAACCCAACAGGTAACTATATTGCAACTGATAATGCTCCTACAATAGTCGCTACTCTTAAGCATGTAGATGCTAATATGCCTCACATTAAAACTGTTATCATTGACGATTTTCAGTATGTGATGTCTAATGAGTTTATGCGTAGAGCAAATGAGCGTGGCTTTGACAAATTTACCGAGATAGGTTTGCATGCATGGGAAATTGCCAATGCAGGTAAGAATATGCGTGATGATATTACGTTTGTAATGATTGGCCATGCAGAAGCTTCCACTGACCTTCAGGGTAACAGAAAGCTAAAGTTCAAGACTATTGGAAAGCTAGTAGATGACAAAGTAAATATGGAGGGTATGTTTACTATTGTTCTTTTTACAGATGTAGAAAGAGATGCCAACGGTGATATTAAACATTATTTTGTAACACAAAGTGATGGTACCACCACAGGTAAAACCCCAAAAGGAATGTTTGAGGATCTTAAAATCCCAAACGATATCAATAATGTAATTTCAACAATTAATAAATATTACGAATGAGATTAGTAGGTAAAAAAGTAGAACGAATGAATAAGTATGGTGATGACCTGTGTATTCATTTGAAAGACAAAGGAGCTATGAAACTATCCCCAGCTCTTATGTCTAAACTAAACATTGCAAAAGGCAAGAATAAGATAGGATTTGCATATGCAGAAAATGAAAATGAGCATAATTATATATATCTTGCTCCTGATAACAATGGTTTAGCTGTAAATAAGCAAGGCATTGCCAAAAATATTCCTCACAATCGTGATCTAAGGAATGTATTAGGCCATTCTCCTGCAGATACAGTTAAAATATTTGTAGATTCGGACCTTACAACTTTTACAGAATATCCTGACCATGTTTTCTTTAAACTGATCGTTAACGGAGAAACTGTTACTACAACAGAAGTAGAAGAAGATACCTGGGATACAGTAGAAGAAGCAGAAGAAGAACCTAAGTACCATGAGTTCACACCTGAAGAAGAACCAGTAAATTCAATGGATATATTCTAAATTAAATTATAATAACAATCATGTATACAATTAACGAAAATCTAAAAGTAGATAGTACAGGAAGCGTATCAGCTATTCCTGTAGGAATTAACGAAGGCGTAAGCTTTGAAGGAGTTACCAAAAAACAAGATAAAAATGGTAAATCTTATTTGAGCTTTTCTTTCAAGGATTCAGAAGATAATGAACTTATGCATAACGAGTTTGAGGTTAATCCTGACTATGTTACCCCTAAAGCAGGAGAAAGCAAAGAAGATGCGATTAATCGTAGAGTAAATAATATGCTTATTAGAGTAAAGCATATTTGTACTCAGTTTATTGCAAAAGATAAGTTTGTAGTTTCTGGAACTACTTATGATGAATTTTGTAATAATCTTATCAATCTAATGAGTACTGCAAATACAAGTGCAGAGCTTAGATTGAAGGTTGTACTTAACTATAAAGATTATAGCAGTCTTCCAAACTTTACTCCATTTATCGAAAATGTAGAAACTCATCCTACAACTAGTCTTAAGATTAATCCTAAGTATGATAAGATGGAGCCTGACACTGCAAAAGCTTCTACAGAAGCAGCGTCAACTGATGAAACAGTTCTTCCATTTTAAAATGTAGATATGTATGATTCAAGGAATATAAACATTCCTAAAAAACTGACAAAAGAATTGATTTTGAGTCAGGTTAGTGAATCTTACATAATGAGGCATTATTTAGGGTTCGATTTCCAACTTAATAAGGCATATAAAAGCCCATTAAGGAAGGAGTCGAACCCTTCTTTTGCTTTATACTATAATGGAGAGGGGTTATTAAGATTTAAAGATTTTAATGGAGACCAAGGATCGTGTTTTGATCTAGTAATGGTATTATTTTCTGTAAATTTTACAGATGCATTAAAAATTATTGCAAGAGATTTAAATATATTAGACTCAAATATAGAAGCATCTAAAATAGAATTAAAAGAATATGATAAAATTGAAAAATTTGATGCTGCAAAGCATCTAATTCAATTTAAACCTAAAAAGTTTAGTAAAAAGGAATTAGAATATTGGGAGCAATATAATATTACACAAGATATACTTACAAAATATAATGTATATGCTGCAGAATTTGTATTTCTCAATAAAAAATTAATCTTAAGATCTTGGGAAACTAATCCTATCTTTTGTTATAAATTTCATAGTGGAAATGTAAAAGTATATCGTCCTTTATGCTTTAAAGGAGATATGAAGTGGTTAAGTAATATAGACTTTGAAGATGTTCAAGGACTTGAAGCTTTAGATTTTAGCAATTCTACCTTAATTATAACAAAATCACTTAAAGATGTAATGTGCTTACATTCTTTAGGCTATAGTGCGATTGCCCCTCAAAGTGAGAACACTAAAACTCAACATCAATTAATTAAAGATATAAGTGAGAATTTTGATAATATATTTATTTTATTCGATAATGATGAAGCTGGAAAACTAGGCGCAAAAGAATTAAATGAGTATATACAAAATGCAAAATGTATCTTTATACCTGATGTAACATGTAAAGACATTAGTGATTATATATCTAAATATGGTATAGAAGTTACAAATGGCCTATTAAAAAAATTAATATGAATGAAAAAAAAATATGGAAGGTAGTAATACCTAATTATGAAGATAAAATTCCTATTTCTCAAAAAAGAAGAGCTAAGTATTATAAAAAATCAGATTATACAAGTAAGAAAATGCCTAAAAAGCATATTTCAAAAATAAAATCTGGGCATCTTCATTTTGATAAACAAGGTTATTTAGTAGATGATAATAAAAATAGAGTACTAGCAAATCCGCTTGTAGCAGGTAAGCCTAAATATTGGACAATCAATGGCCAAAGAATATACGATGGATCGTTGCACTATACTGCAAGATCAAAAGTGGCGCGTTGGATGCATAAGTATTTAGGAGAATTTATAGAACAATTACCTGTTATAAATATAC